GTTGTACATTGGTATATGTCCTTAGGAACAAATGCAACTATGGAACAGTCTGGACTAGTTAGTGTTGTTGTAGGTGCCGGTGCGGCCTGGTTCGGCTTATATACCGGATCTAGTAAAAATAACAAATAACACCGATAAGTAGTAGTATGGACTATTACTCTACACTAGGTGTTTCTAAAAACGCTTCCGATAAAGAACTTAAACAGGCATACAAGAAAGCAAGTATGCAACATCATCCTGACAGGGGCGGTGACGAAAATAAATTCAAAGAAATTAACGAAGCATACAGTACATTAAAGGATCCGCAAAAACGACAGCAATATGATAATCCACAGCCTCAATTTAATTCTCAAAATATGGGAGGCATGGGAGGGTTTGAAGACTTATTTGCTCAGTTTGGATTTCGACAACAACAGCAACAACGTAATCCTGACATAACGATTGTAGCTGATATTACATTAGAGGAATGTATATCAGGTAAACAGTTACTAGCAACATATAGACTACGTAATGGTAAAGAAGAAACTGTTGACATAACAATTCCTCCTGGTGCAAACGACGGTAATATGGTTAGATACCAGGGACTAGGTGAACAAATTATACAAGGTCCTAGAGGGAATCTAATCGTTAAAATACAAGTACGGAGACATCCAATATTTGAAAAAGATGGTATTAATTTAATTATGAAACACAAAGTTAGTGTATTTGATCTATTGTTAGGATGTCAAAACAATATACCAACTTTAGAAGGTGGCACTATTAGACTTTCAATACCACAAGGAACTAAACCAGGTGTTACGTTTAATGTATCAGGGCACGGACTGCCTGATATACACAACGGCAGGAAAGGTAATATGTATGTAGTGATTGATGCATACACTCCTAAAATAGAAGATCCTGTATACCTAATAAAATTAAAAGAAATAAAAGACAGATTGGCTAAGTAAATGTTGACAACACACTATTACTTTGTTATAATATAAGAAGTAAATTTAAGATAGGAATTAAAATTAAATGGTCGAACCAAGTGAAGCATTACAATTAGTTTTCGATAAGGCAATGAAAGATGCTAAGAAACTAAAGCACGAATACGTTACAATTGAGCATCTTTTGTATGCAATGCTATGTGAACAAGAATTAGCAAAAGCACTAAAAGGGTTTGGTGCCGACTTAGACTACATTAAAACAAATTTAGAACATCACTTAAAAACAAATTGTGATGAACTAAAAATGGAAGTTACTAAGTTTAAGCCTAAAAAAACACAAACAGTAGAGCGTGTGTTAAATAGAGCATTTACCCAAACACTGTTTAGTGGTAGAGCAAATATTGAATTAACTGATGTAATATTAAGTATTCTTAGCGAAAAGAAAAGCGTTGGTTGTTATTGGTTAGAGAAAGGCAATATTAATAAAGAAAAATTTGCCGAATATATTAATAACGAAGTTGATGGATTCGAAGATGAAAATTCAGGACAGGCTGACCGTGCTTTACATGCATTTACTACAAACCTTAATAGTGAAGTCGAAGCTAATAGGATTGATCCAGTAATTGGAAGGAAAGATGAGCTTGATAGTATTGCACTATCATTAGGTCGACGTTCAAAAAATAATGTTATATTAGTAGGTGACCCAGGCGTTGGTAAAACTGCTATTGCAGAAGGACTTGCTTGGAAAATTGTTAATAATGAATGTCCTGAATTTCTAAAAGAATACAAAGTTTTTAACCTAGACATTGGTGCTATGCTTGCTGGTTCAAAGTATCGAGGAGACTTTGAAGAACGTTTTAAATTAGTACTTGCTGGACTTAGGAAAAAAGGTAAGACTATTATGTTTATTGACGAAGCACATATGATGAATGGTGCTGGTTCAGGCGGACAAGGATCTAATGATTTAGCTAACATGTTAAAACCTGCTCTTACTAAAGGCAACTTAAAAGTAGTTGCATCAACTACTTGGGAAGAATATAGAAAGTCTTTTGAGAAGGATCGTGCATTAATGCGTAGATTCCAACGTGTAACAGTTGATGAACCTACAACACAAATAACTAATGATATTTTGCATGGCATTAAAAAGTATTACGAAGAGTTTCATAATACAACTATTACCGACGAAGCAATTAGTGAAGCTATTAAGTTAAGTGTAAAATACCAATCAGATAAAAAATTACCAGATAAAGCTATTGACTTAATTGATGTAGCATGTTCACGTTTCAATCTAATTGAACACGAAGGTGAAAAAATTATTGACGCCGCAGGGATACAGTTTGAGCTTGCTAAAATGATTAAAATGCCTAAGGAACAAGTTGCTGAAAAAGAAACTGAAAACTTAATGAATCTTGAAGCTAACCTTAAGAAAGTTGTATACGGACAAGACCTAGCAATTGAATCTATTGTGGATAAGATACTAGTTAGCCAGGCAGGTCTTAAACCTGACGATAAACCAGTTGGTAGCTTTGTTCTTATGGGGCCAACAGGTACTGGTAAAACAGAAACAGCAAAACAACTTGCCGCACAACTTGGGGTATCTCTTGTAAGATTTGATATGTCAGAGTATCAAGAACGTCATAGTGTTGCTAAACTAATTGGGTCACCTCCGGGCTATGTAGGTCATGAAGAAAGTGCTGGCCAGCTTATTGTTAAGTTACAAGAAAATCCAAACTGCGTATTATTACTTGATGAAATTGAGAAAGCACATCCAGATGTATCACAAATTTTATTACAAGTTATGGATAATGGTAAGATTACAGGATCTAATGGTAAAGAAGCAGATGCACGTAATTGTGTACTAATTCTTACAACTAACTTAGGAGCCCGTGATGCAGAGAAAAATACAATTGGATTTAATGATAGTATGGAAACTGTAGCTGATGATTCTGAACTAAAGCGTTTCTTTGCTCCAGAGTTTAGAAATAGACTTGACGGTGTAATTACCTTTGGTAAATTGTCTAAAGAAGTAATGATGAAAATTGTTGGTAAGTTCCTTGTTGAGCTAAGACAAATGGTAACCGATAAAGGAATTAAAATTAAAATTTCTGATGAGGCACTTGACTACTTAGTAGACAAAGGATTTGATGCTAAAATGGGTGCAAGACCTTTGCAACGTGTTATCGATAAAGATATTAAGCGTCCGTTATCAAGACTTATGTTGTTTGGTGATCTCAAAAATGGTGGTAGAGTCATTATTAATGTTAAAGATAATGCAATTGATCTAGTAGCTGAAGTAAAAGAAGTTAAAGTTGAAACAGTTTGAAACAGTTAAACTATTTTATGATACCTACCTTTACAAAGTAAGTATAACAAATACATTAGCGACAATCTTTAGAGAGAAAAAACTTTCTGAGGCAAGAAAGACACTTGACGAGTATCAAACACAGTTAGAAAATACTGGACAAATTGTTGAAAATAGAGGGAGACTTGGAAGAGTAATAAGTATTCCAACTCTCACTCATGCTCAAGCATTGTATAGTGAATTTTCATCGCAAAAACAAAATAGTTATAAACTTAGAATTGAACAGCCTTATATAGTTGTGTATTCAAATGATTTGTACTGGATTGAACACTTAGAAAAAAACGTAGATTTTGTTACAGAGGTATGGAAACCTAAAGATAGCACTTCAATAAATTTATTAGAACCTAATATTATTATCAGTGAAGGACCAATTGCTTTTGAGTATAAAGTTACTGTTGGTAATGATGTCGATCCTAGCTTTGCAAGATGGGCTAGAAACAATTATGATAAAGTAAAAGTGGGCAAAAAGTTTTTAAATTTAGTAGAAACTAGTTCATATGTTAACGGAATGTATTTCTATGCTAGAGATGCAAAGATATTACAATTTATTAATATCATTATAGGCGGTGCTATACGTCGAGTTGATAAAATTATTAACAAGACACATATTGATAAATAGTTATATGGCATACAGTGAAACTATTTTAACAACACAAACACACCCAGCAGACAGTACTAGTGTAACTGTTACTGGAACCGCATTTAAAGGTGATGGATTCTACGGTCGAAGCGACGGTATTCATACAGTTCAATATGACTATTCGAGTTATATTGGAACAACTGTAATACAAGGTACATTAGCAAAATCACCAGTAGAAGCTGACTGGTTTGATGTGTTGACTACTACAGAATCTAGTTTTACAGGTGCAAAGATACAAAATTTCACAGGTAACTATGTTTGGGTTAGAGCAAAAATAACATACACAAACGGATCGGTAACCAGTATTCGATTAAATCATTAGGAAAGTAAAATGGAACACTTTATTAATATAGTGATGGATAAACAAGAAGTAACAGAACAACTAGACGAGTCTGTATTTCCTAATTCTGTCGTATTAGAAACAGCACAAGATGTAACAATATATCAAATACCTTTAGATAGAGAACTAACTAACGAAGAAGCAGATGAATATGCTGATCGTCTTAGTAAGTATATGTTTTCTGAAGGATATGACGACTTTGATATCGAAGTGTCTTTAGGTAACGAAGATGATATTGCTGAAGAAACGTATGAAGATGACGATGAATTTTATCAGCAGTACGGTATGATGCATTATAACTTAGACGATGATCCGATGGACGAAGCAGAGTATCAAGGACGTAAAGTAAAACTTGGTAAGCCTATGCAAGGTGACGTTAAGAAGTTTAAGGTATATGTAAAAGATCCTAAAACAGGCAACGTAAAGAAAGTAAACTTTGGACACGGTGGCTCAAGTGTTAAAGGTAAAGCAATGAGCATCAAGAAAAATAATCCAAAAAGACGTAAGAGCTTTAGAGCAAGACATAACTGTGATAATCCAGGGCCGCGTACAAAAGCACGTTACTGGTCATGTAGGAAGTGGTAATATGCGTATAGATGAGTTCAGTACTGATACTAGAGATGCATTTAAACCTGACTTTGATGTAGTTAACGACTTATGTATATTCATGCGTAATGATCCACAATTTTATCGTAAGGTTTATTTTCCTATGATAAGTGGCATGGCAGAATGCTATGAACAACAAGGAAAGTTTGACGCTCAAGCAGACCTTTATCCAGTTGTAGATCAAGGAATTAAGGTATATGTAACAAGGTTTAAACTTGCTAAAACTCCAGGCGAAATATTTACTTCTGAAGAAAGAAAAGCAGTTGCTAAGAAAATCTGGCAAGAAGAAATGGGTGAGATTCGAAAAGGCACTTATAAAAAATGATACTTAGAGAATTATACGAAGCAAACGGAAAAACAGCAGTAATTGCGTTTGGTCGTATGAATCCTCCTACCATAGGGCATAAGAAGCTTGTAGATAAGATGGAAGGTATGCCAGGAGATCATTATGTTTTCTTAAGTCATACCCAAGACGCTAAAAAGAACCCACTGAGTTTTGATGAAAAAGTTCGTTTTGCAAAAGCTAGTTTTGGCTCACACGTAATTGTAGGTAACGAAGGTGTTAAAACTATTATACAAGCAATGCAAAAAATTGAAAGTTTAGGTTATACTGACGTAATCTACGTTGCAGGATCTGATAGAATTGCACAATTTGAAAAACTACTAAACGATTATAACGGTAAAGACTATACATTCCAAAGTATTAAAATTGAAAATGCAGGTGAACGTGATCCCGATGCTGATGGAGCAGAAGGTATGAGTGCTAGTAAAATGAGATCTTCAGCACTAGAAGGAAACTTTGAAGATTATGAAGACGAAACTGGTAAAAAGCAACCTGGCTTTAAGAGTGGGGTAGCTAATCCTAGTATTGCACAAGATATGTACGATACTATAAGAAAGAACATGGGCGTAAACCAAGACGAAAGTATTACAGAATATGTAGGACCAATTATAGGTGCTCTTAAATACGGAAAATATGCGTTTAAGATTGCTAAATGGATTTATAAAAATAAATGGTCGATTGCATTTTTTACAGCGGCTTGGAAAACTATTGATTGGATCGGCGATGCTATAGCATGGGCTAAAAGATTCTTAGACCATCCTATCACACAAGCCTTAGGCAGATACGGCTTACCAGCAGTAGCACTTGCTGTAGCTCTTTATGGTGGCAGAAAGTTATATATGCAACTTATAGATATGGAGCGTGAAGGCTTAGACGAAAAAGAAATGAAAAAACGACTTGCAGAATTTGAACCGGATACTTCAGAAATACAGGCATTTGAAAAAGAAATGGAAGACCTTATAGCTGATACGAAAGAATCCTACGGTTCTGTTATTGACGATTTAGATTTATCTGAAGAAAGCAAACAAGCGTTAAAATTAATAAAACAACATAACGAAGAAAGTTTAGAAGAATTAAATTTATTTAAAAATAAACAATCTAATAACGGTAGCGTTAAAGAACAAGATCCAAACAAAATGAAAGTACTTGATTGGATTGCAGATAGAGTTGATGGCAAGGAACATTTTTTAAGTTTTTATAGAAAAGGAGCCGCGTGGAGTGGTAAATTACTTTTTATCAGACCAGATGCGGCAAAGAAGTTTATCAATAAGTTTGAGGAATATGACGAATACCAAAATGAAATGAAACAAGCATTAACTAGTGTACAAACTACTAGTACCTTATTCAAACGATTAGATATAAAACATGAAATAAGACGAGCAACGTAATTATGGATATTGCTGAATTACAAAAACTTGCTGGAATAAACGAGTACAATGGTTACACTGAATATTCTTTAGAAAATATTAGCGATGCGGCTAATGCTAATAAGAAAAAAGAGCGTGAAAAGAATATTAGGCCAGGCGATAAAGAATGGTTTGAATTATGGTTTAGTCAACCTAAGATGCAAGGTGTTACATTTAGGGGCCGTAAAAAATGAAGTTTAGAAGTATAAAAGATATTGAAAATTTTATTCCTAAAAAAGGTAGCTTTAAGCATTATCTCAGAAAAATAGAAGAAGAAGGCCGTATTGTAAAAGGCGTTAATACTACTGTTGATGTAGGTGTTAATCAAGTACCAATCGAAGCTAAAAAGTTAGGAAATACTGTTGATAAAGATGGACGTCCGCCAACTCTTTCTACTAAAGTAAAAGGTAAAAGTACTAATGTACTATTTAACTTGGGTTTGGCTGAATCAAAGATTGACAACATCAATGAAAGTGTGTTATACTTATTACACAACCTAAAGGAAAATATGGGTGAAATAAGTAAAACAACAAAAATATATGTTGATATGGACGGCGTACTTGCAGACTTCTTTACAGCATGGGCCGATTTAATGGGTAAAGATAGCTATAGAGACATTAAAGATATAGGGCCGGCATTACAAAAAATAAAAGACACAGATGACTTTTGGCTTAACTTACCTTTAACTAAAAATGCTATGGCATTACTAAGTGTTATTAAGCAAGTAAAAGGTGAATATAATATACTAAGTAGTCCTTTACCAGGCGATCCTAACAGTGAACCACATAAGCGTGTATGGATACAAAAGCACTTATCTAAATTTATGCCTACCGATGTAATAATTACACATGATAAACCAAAATATGCTACCAACAAAGACGGAACACCTAATATACTAATTGATGACTACGGTGTTAATATTAGTGCTTGGGAAGCCGCAGGTGGTATTGGATTTAAACACAAAGATCATAAATTTGAGCGTACAGCAAAAGCAATTAAACAAAAAGTAACAGCTAACGAAGGTGAGGCGATCCCAAATCCAAAAGACACTTTTTTAACAAAAGCAGATACAGCATATGACTCTATACGTGTAGGCAAAAGTATTTCTAATTTGTCAAATGCTAAAAAGACAGATAACAGAGACGAACCTGATGTAATGATTATTCCGTTTGGTGGTAAGAAAGAAAAAGAACATCTTAAGAAAGGTCTTAAAAAAGCAGGATACAACACACAAGATGCTGATAAGCCTGGTGACGATACACAAGTAGACGAAGAATTAGTTAAAGATAAAAAACAACCAAACTTAAAAGAACCATCAAAACCTAGTAAATATACAAAACGTAAACAAGCATTTACTAAAGATAAAGAACCTGTTAAAACTGAAAACTTTGCTGACGGTAAGAAAAAAGGCAAAAGCAAGCCTGGCAGGGTAAAGAAGTCAGGTGCTAGTTGTAATGGTAGTGTAACTAAACTACGCAAACAAGCAAAAACTGCGTCAGGTGAAAAAGCAAAAATGTATCACTGGTGTGCCAATATGAAATCAGGACGCAAGAAAAAATAGTAAATATAGCAAAGGAGTACCAATGCTTGAACACTTTTTATTACCTGACCTTGAAATAGACAAACAGCTATTCAGTAAAAAAGTACATGAACAATGTAACACCTGGGGACATTTTGGAACTGGGCGTTTTAAGTTTTTTGTCGGATTGCCCGATGACGAAACATTAGATTATTTAGATAACACTTTTCAAAATGCCGGAGATATTATTGTACGAGTAAACTACAATAGAGTTAAGGCAAATAATATCATTGGGCCGCATACTGATTACGAAAGCGGTTGTACACTTAACATACCAATTGAAGGTGACTTTGCAAATAGTTCATTAGATCATTATGAATGGACTGAACCAGTTACAGTTATTTCACCAGCACAAGACTTTGATAATGTTCCAGAAAGTAGATTTTATCCACATAGTGAAATAGAAGAACAAATTAGTTATACTGTCCCTATTTGCTTTGATACACGTATACCACATGGTGTTACAAATCAAACGGCACAAGATAGATTTATATTAGGTTGCAGTTTTCATACAGACTTAACAAACGCAGATTTAAAACGTATGTATGATGCAGGAGAGTTACTTAAATGACCAGTGTTATTGGGCATAATAGTAAAAGCAAACTTATAATTGATCTTAATGACATATATGATCAAAGAGCTAGGAAGAAAAAAGAACTTGATTTTTATACTAAAGAATTAGAAAAGTTAATGAAAAAACTTGGTATGATACAACACGAAATTGGTGTTAATGAAGCAATTATTAGGCTAATTGAAAATGAACAAATATTAGATTTACAGGAAGCTATTAGAGAAAAAAGGAAATCATTATGAGTATACTTAATAACGAATATACCCAACCGTGTGTGTACGATAGTGGGCTTTGGGTTACTTTAATGTGTCCACATTCTTTTACCGAAAGCACCAAAATAGTTGTTAAAGATGATAAGTATATACAGTACGAAAAGACAGGATTGTTTAAGGTTACAAATAATTATGTAAGGAAGTAAACTGGAAAAACATGTAAACAAGTGCAAATCTTGTGGTCATGACTGCCACTGTAGAGATGTAAATTGTAAACACTGCGTTAATGACGTTTGCGGTGTATGTAAATGTAAGGATAGCGATAATGAGAGCAAATGAATTTATAAAAGAAGAAGCAACAGCAGGCGCTACTAGTGCTAGTATGATGGCTAGTATATCAAGTGTAGTTGGCGGTAAACGTAAAATTACTAAAACAGGTAGGTATGGCGCACCTAAGGCACCACAAAAACTTAATGCAGATGGTACCGCAGTAAATGCACTAGATATGAAAAATAATGTCATGGGCGGCAAAACAATAAAAAGATAAATACTTTGTAACGGAGTTTAATGATGAAGAAAAAAGATATTATGGAAGGCTTGGGCGAATTAGCAGATATTGCAGAGCGTGACCATGAAGTACAAATGGCTCGTGCTGAGCTATACAAATTAGCAAAGTATGCAGTTAAGCTACACGATATGCTAAAACGTGTAAGTGAAGCAGAAGGCTTAGAAGGCTGGGTACAATCTAAAATTACTAAATCCGCAGACATGATTGGAAGTGTGTATCATCATTTAGACTACGAAGAAAGCCCAATGGCGGAGGGTAAAGACAAAAAACCTGTAGCTGATAAAGATAAAATGGTAGTCCGTAAAGTTGATAAAGACGGCAACACTAAAGCATACCAGAACATGAAAGCAGGCAACCCTAATTACATCGATAAAACTAATGAATCATTAGACGAATCTCAAAAAGACACACACTGCTCAGATAAATGCTGTGGGTCTGATGTTAAAAGAGAAGACTGTAAATGTGCTCCAGACTGTAAACACTGTAATTGCAACGATGACAGTATTCCAGAAGGCAAAAGTCCTCATAAAAAAGGTACTAAAAAGTATAAGAAACACATGGCGGCAAAACATGCTAACATGGGAGAATCTTATAAAGATACCTTAACCAAAAGACTTAAACAAGCAACCCAAAAATAAAATAAAACACTTGACAATCACCTAAATATACAGTATAATATAAACTGTTATACTTTAACGGAGAGTGAAATGAGTGAACGTACCTATGGTGGCGAAGAAAAGGCGAAGCTAGAACGTCTTGTAAATGAAGGCGTGACAGTACTACAAGAAGTAGAAGACTTACAGGCTGGATTAAAGGATACTGTAAAAGCAGTAGCCGAAGAACTAGATATTAAACCAAGTTTAATTAATAAAGCAATTAAGATTGCACAAAAAGGTGACTGGGCTCGTGTATACGACGAGTTTGATGATCTTGAAACTCTTGTTACTACAGTTGGGCGTGATAAGTGAATAAAGTAATAGTTTTTTTTAAAGATAGTCATCAAAGTAGTCCACTGGCATTCTATTGCGAAATGATTGAAGCAATATTTTTAATTAGTGCAAGTGCAATACTCAGCTTTACTATATTAGATCCTGCTACAAAAATATTTGTACCAATGTATCTAATTGGTAGTTTGCTTGGTATTGTTAGTGGAGTAATTCGAAATGCGGCATTTGTGGTTATACTATGTAGTTGGTTTACATTAATGAATGCATACGCATTAGTACAACTGTTTTTATGAGAATACTAGTTGCTGGAGATAGCTTTGCGGCACAATGGCCAGGCAACAATGGTTGGGTTAAATTACTTGCAAAAGAATTTGATGTGACTAACGTTGCTCAGGCCGGTGTTAGTGAGTATAAAATATTAAAGCAACTAAAACAAGAAAACATAGATGATTACGATTGTATTATCGTAAGTCATACAAGTCCTAGTAGAGTACATACACCAAGTCATCCTTTACATAAACATGGTTTACATAAAGATTGTGATTTATTGTATAACGATATTGATCGAACAAGTTTCTTTAACCGTAGTCTATCAGCCGCAAAAGGCTATTTTAAATATCATTACGATGACCAATATCATTGCGATATATACCATCTATTACGGAAAGAAATTAATAATATATTAGCAACAAAAAATTACATTAGCATGTCACATATAGATATTGCAAAATTATTTATTGTTGAAGATAAACATATTGATTTTAGTGAATTTTGGAAAGAGAACAAAGGCAAAGAAAACCACTATAGTAAAAAAGGCAACCAGAAACTGTGCAATATAATTGTTGACGCAGTTAAATAAACATGTTATAATAATAACAATACGCTGTATAATCGGCATGTAGAAGGCACGTTGGCCATAAGCAACGAAGGAGCAAAATGAGTTACGTAGACGCACTGTTTGACCGCGACCATGATCAGATCAAGGTAGTTGAACGCAAAGACGGAAAGAGATCTTTCCGTGAATATCCTGTAAAATATACATTCTATTACAAAGATCAAAGAGGCAAGTACAAAAGTGTGTACGGAGATCCTCTAAGTCGTATTGTATGTAAAAACACAAAAGACTTTCGTAAAGAAGTTGCTATTAATAGAGATAAGCAACTATTTGAAAGCGACATTAATCCTATATTCCAATGTTTAAGTGAAAACTATCTTAATCAAGATGCACCTAAACTAAACATTGCATTTTTCGATATTGAAACAGACTTTGATCCAGAGCGTGGCTTTGCTGATCCTAGTGATCCGTTCATGCCTATTACAAGTATAAGTGTATATTTGCAATGGATGGAAACAATGGTATGTTTAGCAGTACCTCCCAAGACACTTACTATGGAAGAAGCACACAAGACACTTGAAGGTATTGACAATGTAATTCTATATGAAAAAGAAAGTGAAATGATTGATACTTTCTTAACACTAATTGAAGATGCTGATGTATTAAGTGGTTGGAATAGTGAAGGATATGATATTCCGTACACAGTAAACAGAACTAGCCGTGTACTAAGCAAAGATGACACACGTAGATTTTGTTTATGGGGGCAACTTCCGAAAAAACGTATGTATGAAAAGTTTGGTAAAGAAAGTGAAACATTTGATCTAGTAGGTCGTGTACATTTAGACAGTTTAAACTTGTATCGTAAGTATACGTATGAAGAAAGACACAGCTATAGACTTGATGCTATTGGAGAGATCGAAGTAGGTGAGAACAAAGTTCCGTATGAAGGAACACTTGACGCACTTTACAACAACGACTTTAGAAAGTTTATTGAATATAATATTCAAGATACTGCACTACTTGACAAACTAGATAAAAAATTACGTTTTATTGATCTAAGTAACGAACTAGCACACGCTAATACTGTTATGCTACAAACTACAATGGGTGCTGTTGCTGTTACAGAACAGGCTATTGTTAACGAAGCACATCACAGAGGTTTACAAGTTCCTAATAGGCAGAAACGTGATGATGAAAACACGCAGGCGGCTGGTGCGTATGTTGCATTTCCTAAAAAGGGCTTACACAAATGGATAGGTTCAATGGATTTAAATTCACTATATCCTAGTGTTATTCGTGCATTGAATATGGCGCCTGAAACTGTTATAGGACAGATACGTCCAGACATGAGCGATGCCCGTGTACATGAAGATATGGGGCTAAAGAAAAAGAGCTTTGCAGGTAGTTGGGAAGGACGTTTTGCTACAGAAGAATACGATGCTGTTATGGAACAAAAACGTGACATTTCTCTTAATGTAGACTTTGAAAACGGAGAGACTGTAGTAATGAGCGGTGCAGAAGTTCATCGACTTATATTTGATAGTAATAATCCTTGGATGCTTAGTGCTAACGGTACTATCTTTACAACAGAGTTTGAAGGTGTTATTCCAGGCATTCTAAAGCGTTGGTATAGCGAACGTAAAGACTTACAGAAGATGCTTAAAAAAGCAAAAGATGCAGGCAACGCCGCAGAGATTGAGTACTGGGACAAACGACAGCTAGTTAAGAAGATTAACTTGAACAGTTTGTATGGTGCGATTCTTAATCCTGGTTGTAGATTCTTTGATAAACGTATTGGACAAAGTACAACACTAACAGGACGCACTATTGTTAAGCATATGTCAGCAGAAGTTAACAAAACTATTACAGGCACATATGATCATACAGGTGAAGCAATGATATATGGCGACACTGACTCTTGTTACTTTAGTGCATGGCCTGCTTTGAAGGCAGATGTTGAAGCTGGAAAAGTACCTTGGAGCAAGGAAAATGTTATTACACTTTATGATCAAGTTTGCGAAGCGGCGAACTTAACATTTCCTGAAATGATGCAAAAATCATTTCATTGTCCAAAGAGTAGGTCGGACGTTATTGCGGCGGCTAGAGAAATTGTAGCTGAAAGCGGATTGTTTATTACTAAAAAGCGTTATGCGGCACTAGTTACAGACATTGAAGGCTTTAGAACAGATGTTGATGGTAAAGCAGGCAAAGTAAAAGCAATGGGCTTAGACTTGCGTAGATCAGATACACCTGTGTTTATGCAAGAGTTCCTAAGTGAGCTATTACTTATGGTACTTACAGACAAACCGCAACAAGAAGTATTAGATAGAATCACTGTGTTTAGACAAGACTTCCATGAACGTCCCGGATACGAAAAAGGTTCGCCTAAACGTGCAAACAAAGTCGGTCACTATCAGCGTTTAGAAGAAAAGCAAGGCAAGGCAAATATGCCAGGCCATGTACGAGCAAGTATTAACTGGAATACACTAAAGCGTATGAACGGCGACAAGTATTCACAAGAGATTGTTGACGGTATGAAAGTTATTGTTTGTAAACTAAAACAGAATCCGCTGGGTTATACAAGTGTAGCATATCCAACAGACGAGCTTCACATACCTGATTGGTTCAAAGAACTGCCATTTGACGATTCAGCAATGGCAGAAACAATTATTGATAACAAACTAGACAACTTAATTGGTGTGCTTAACTATCCACTAGAAGATACTAAGCGACACAACACATTTACAAGTTTGTTTGACTTTGGAGAGTAATTATGTGGATGTTAGTTTTTATATATTTTTATGAAGTTACCCCGTATGTAGAACTTGTTTCTGGACACACAACTATGATGGAATGTTTTCAAGCAAGAGAAGCACTTAGCGAAGAGGTAGGTAAAGGTAGTGGCTATTTCAAACCTGAACAGCAAGCAATTTGTATTAATATGAATGAAGGCGAAGAAATATGAGAGTAAGTGTAAATGATATAGGAGGCGAAGTTGCTAAGGAAGATGAAAGATATATTGTTAAAGATAATACGACATTAAAAAATTTAGTAGTAAGTAGTACACGCCTAAACCCACGCAAGGCAACAACAGGCCATAAGCACCCCGGACAAGAAGAAGTATATTACTTTATTGAAGGAACAGGTAAAATGGAACTTGATGACGAAACAATTAAAGTACAGCCAGGCGATGTAGTATTAATTGAAGATGGTGTATTTCACCGAGTGCATGCAGGTATGTATGAAGAGCTATACTTTATTTGTGTGTTTGACGGTAAGAGGAATCATTAATGAAAGTAGGATTTACCTGTAGTACTTTTGACTTATTACACGCAGGCCATTTGATTATGTTGCGTGAAGCAAAAGAACAATGTGACTATCTTATATGCGGATTGCAAGTTGATCCAAGTATAGATAGAAAAGAAAAGAACGCACCAGTACAAACAGTAGTAGAGCGTTATACACAACTAAAAGGTGTTGAATATGTAGATGAAATTATTCCATACGGCACTGAAGAAGACCTCGAAGACATCCTTAGTATGTATCCAATTGATGTACGTATACTAGGTGAAGAATATCGAGACAAAGACTTTACAGGCAAAGATATTTGTCGTAAACGTGATATTGAATTACACTTTAACAAGCGAGATCATCGCTTTAGTTCAAGTGATTTACGGAGAAGAGTTTGTGAATAAATTTATATTTGATGTTGATGGTACACTAACCCCAAGTCGTGGGAAAATTAATTTAGAATTTAAGCAGTTTTTTAATACATTTTGTTTAACTAATGATGTATATCTTGTTACAGGTAGTGATAAGCCTAAAACTGTAGAACAAATAAGTGAAGAAACTTATAATTTGGCAAAACGTGTATATAACTGTTCAGGTTGTGATGTATGGGAAGCTAATAAGTCTGTAAGATCATCAGATTGGAATATGCCTAGAGAACAACTATCTTGGTTAGAAGATAAACTTGAAGAAAGTCGCTTTGTACTACGCACAGGACAACATGTTGAACAGCGTAATGGTATGGTAAATTTTAGTATTGTTGGCAGAGGTGCTACAATAGGCGAACGTAAGCTGTATGTAGAATACGATCAAGAAAACAACGAACGTCAAACTATAGCAGACTTGTTTGAACATAGATTTATTAACATGCAGGCTACAGTGGGCGGTGAAACAGGAATTGATATTGCTCCTAAAGGATCAGATAAAAGCCAAATACTTGTAGATTTTGCAGAAGAAGACACTGTACACTTTTTTGGTGATGCAATGTTTGAAGGCGGCAATGATTATCCTTTAAAAAGATCGTTATGGGAACGCGGTAATAGTTCTACACATCAAGTACATGATTGGAAAGATACATGGGCTAAACTAAAGGAGCTCAAATGAGAATATTAATAGCAGGGTATGGATTTGTAGGACATGCTTTTGACAAAGCAGTTAATATGACAAACGAAATTACAATAAGTGACCCTGCAAAAGGTTACTTAATTAACCATAACGATTTAGTGCAACCACAAGCTATTGTAATATGTGTTAGCACACCACAAGGTTCACATGGCGGATGTCATATGGATAATGTATATGAAGTAATTGAACAATCTCCTGATGTGCCTATCTTAATTAAAAGTACTATTAGTTTAGAAGGGTGGGAAATGTTAAAACATGTATTTCCTAACAAAAGTATATGTTTTAGTCCAGAGTTCTTACGTGCAGAAACAGCAGACGAAGACTTTAAAAACATGGACTATACCATAATTGCAGGAGATCCAAAAGATACAGAATTTTGGAATAATTGGTTCAAACAGCAAGTATGTTGGGTTGACTTAGAAATATATAACTGTCCGGTACCTGAAGCAATTACACTCAAGTATGCTGAGAATAGTTATCTTGCACTTAAAGTAAGTTTCTTTAATCAGTTATACGACTTTTGTCAAGTAACAAATCAAGACTTTGAAACTATGCGTAAACTATTATGCTTAGATAAAAGAATAGGTAATAGTCATAGTATGGTTACAGAAGAAAGAGGTTGGGGAGGACATTGTTTTCCTAAGGATACATCTGCTTTCCTAAAAACAGCAGAGAAATATAGTTATGATCTAAATATACTTAGAACAGCAGTAGATTATAATAAAAAAATAAGAAAAACTATTGACAACCAGTAGTTTAAGTGTTATAATATAAAGAGAATGGAGATATACATGAAAGATATATTACAAGACGTGGTAGCACATACACATGCACTAGGCTTTCTTAGCATAGTTAAAGTAACAAACGAAAATGGTACAACTATTGAGTCTATGGCTGATGATAGAAGTGTTATTTTAGGTGCAACAACGCATACACCAGTTGGTGAATTTGAAGGCACATTTGGTATGCCTAACTTAGATAAGTTAGCATTACATTTGAAAAATCCAGAATATCAGAAAGATGCAAAACTTGATGTAGTTAAAGCCGAACGTAACGGAGAAACTATTCCTACGCATATCCACTTTGAAAATGCAACAGGTGACTTTGAAAATGACTATCGCTTTATGAACAAAGCAATTATCGAAGAGAAACTAAAGACTGTTAAGTTTAAAGGTGCGGCATGGAATGTAACGTTTAGTCCTAGCGTAGCAAGTATTACACGCATGAAGCTACAAAGTGCGGCACATTCAGAAGAACCTACATTTAACGTAAAAACTGTAGATGAAAACTTAGTGTTTAGTTTTGGTGATGCATCAACACACGCTGGCGAGTTTGTATTTCAGCACGGAGTTGACGGTACACTTACACATACTTGGAGTTGGCCGGTAGCACAAGTACAGGCGATTCTTAACTTAGATGGCGATGCAACTATGAGTATTAGTGATCAAGGTGCTATGCAAATTAGTATTGATAGCGGTATGGCAAAATACGACTACATTCTTCCAGCACAGAGCAAGTAAGATATGAATAAAGACTTAACAACAGCACAAAACGATTACGCACATTTTTTGCCAGCATTGAGCGGCTTTTATGCGACATATATAGGCAAGCAACGTTATCCTGATCCTGTTAAAGGTCTTTATGTTGAAGATGCACGTATTCCAAGTAACTTTAATAACGGAATGGAAAGTCTTAATTATCTTAATAAAACTGAAGGACAGTTTCAGTATAAATGGACGCTATACTCTGCAGGACATGCAGAATTAGATACAAATAAACATAGTCCTAAAGAAGATATGGTTCGTAACAGAGATAGAGAAAACACTTGGTTACTTGGTGACTCAGGTGGTTTCCAAATTGGTAAAGGTGTTTGGGAAGGCGATTGGAAAGATCCTAACTGTCCTAAAGCACAAAAGAAACGTGATGGAGTGTTACGTTGGATGGATGCATACATGGACTATGGAATGATACTTGATATTCCGGCCTGGGTAGCACGTTCGCCAGCAGGACAGAAAGCAACAGGTATTAGTACATATCAAGAAGCTGTTAATGCCACACGTATTAACAATGACTACTGGATGAAGCATAGAACAGGTGCTTGTAAGTTCTTAAACGTACTACAAGGTGAGAATCATACTGATGCAGAAGATTGGTATCAGCAGATGAAAGATTACTGTGACCCAGTTAAGTATCCTGACAATCATTTTAATGGATGGTCAATGGGTGGACAGAACATGTGTGACGTACATTTGGTTCTTAAACGTCTAGTTGCATTGAGATTTGACGGACTACTGGAAACAGGCGTACACGATGTAATGCACTTCTTAGGCACAAGTAAACTAGAGTGGGCTACACTACTAACTGACATACAACGAGCAGTTCGTAAGTATCATAATCCAAACTTTATGATTACATTTGATTGTGCTAGTCCTTTTCTTGCTACAGCTAATGGACAAATTTATTGTGAACTTGAAACTGAAGATAGATCAAAATGGGTGTATCGAATGGTGCCTAGTATTGATGACAAAGCATTAGCATCTGATACTACTGCATTTGGTAGTTCTTTTGTACGTGAAGGTAAACATACTAGTTTCAAGGATAGTCCTATAACAGACGGGTTAGAAGCAAAAGACATTTGTCATTATGGACCCGGAATGTTAAACAAGATTGGTAAAGAAGGCAAGACTAGTTGGGATAGCTTTTCATATGCTATTCAAATGGGACATAACGTATGGAGTCATATTAATGCTGTACAAGAAGCAAACAGACAATATGATGCAGGTGTAATTCCTAATATGCTAATAAGAGATCGAGATGGATTAAAGTTTAAAGATGTTGTAGAAGCAGTGTTTATGGCAGATAATCGAGAAGATGCAAATGCAATACTTGATGCATATTCTAAATTCTTTGATACTATTATCGGTACTAGAGGCAATACTGGAAAACGTATTGTAAATGCAGAAACACAATTTCAAAATCATTATGAAACAGTGGATATCGAGTCTATAGTTAGCGAAGACGATCTAATGGTATGGGAAAAATCAAAAGAACAATATAAACCTGTAATGGATAATAATCTTTGGGAGATATAAAATGGGGAACTATAGCGATGCACATGATAAAATTGTTGTACACTTAAAAGAAGTTATAAAAAAACATAGATCATTAGATGATGAAATTATCGAACTTCAAAAATCATTTGCAACAGATCAAAAAGTAAACATGATGAAGACTAAAAAACTTTGGTTTAAAGATGAAATTAATAGACTTGAAAATGAACTAAAAGCATTAGGAAACGGTAACTTATGAAGAGAGATTATGAATCGGGCGAAAGCTGGGATGTTAAGTTCTTTACAGGAGTAGAAGTAGAACTTACTCCTGCATTTGGTATGAAAACATTATTTGTAACTAGATTACAAGATGTAGAAGAAATACAAAGAATATATAAAAAAGAAAAATGCGAACATATCTTTTTTGGTGCTAATCATAGCTTTAATCCAACTGAAGAGCCTGAATGGAACGAGTGGGAATATATGATTAAAAACTTCCTAAAAGAAGATATATTATGTAGTTTAGATATTCCAAGTACAATTGACTTAGAATGGGTATTAGAACTAGGTCTTACAGAGTACGAAAACTTTATTCCACAAATACGTGTTGTAGTACCTTATGTAAAACAGTGGAACTATAACACAATGGTTAAAATTGATGACAAAGACTTTAAAGCAAGTAACCCAGGTGTTTGGTGCCATAGCCTACACGACTTAATGGACAGAAAAAAGTTTACTGATTGGACAAAGTATGGCCTTGACAAAGTGATAAAAAGGTAGTATAATGAATGCAACAAATGAAAGATATTACGATTATATGATGCGTAGATCTAGAGAAGAGGATATAAAGATGGATAAACAAAATGCTATGAATAATGCAGAACGAAGTATTTGGGTAACCTTTAATAAAGAAGGTGTACATATGTACCCTGGTGCTGACACAGACCCTAAACTAGCAACCGGCGATTGGGATGACGTATCATTCCTTGGTATTCCACATCGTCATATTTTTCACTTTAAAGTTCGTATCCAGGTATTCCACAACGATCGAGACATTGAATTTATTCAATTTAAACGTTGGATGCAAAGATTGTATGACGTCGAAGGCGTACTAGAACTCAACCACAAGAGCTGTGAAATGATTGCAGATGACTTGTATCAAGAAATTTCTACAAAATACCCAGGCCGATTTGTAGAAATCAGCGTAGCTGAAGATAATGAAAACGGCTGTTCTATTTACTACCCGAAACCCTAGTGCTATTAAAAAGAGAGAAACAAAAATGGCAATTGAATTTAATCGTAATGCGTATAATAGAGTATTTAACGACTTGGATAAATTCCGCGACTACTGTCGCTTTGAAGGTAAGGTCTTTAATGAAAAAGATCTTTATAAAGAAGATGCACCTGTTTGGATTGCATATAACAAATACCAAGGATGGTTACGTGCAAAAGCCCGTAAAAATTTAAGGAAAAACTAATGACTATATACATTGTAGATATCGAAGCAGTTGACACCCGCTATACTAAGCAATGGAAGGAACACCTTCCTAAACAAGTGCGCCGAGCTACAAATGAAGAAGTCACTGTAATAAGTGGAGGAGAAGTACCTCAGGCAACTACGCCTGGGGCTTTCCTTAACTTTGCAGGCACAAATAATTACAAGTCACAACAGATGTTAGAAATTAGCAGATTATTTGCTAATGGTGAAATTAAAGACGAGGATTATTTTTTATATACAGATGCTTGGAACCCTACAGTTATTCAATTACGCTATATGGCAGAACTATTAGGCGTTAACGTTCGAATTGGTGGGTTATGGCATGCAGGTAGTTATGATCCACAAGACTTCTTAGGCAGACTTATAGGTAATCGTCCTTGGGTACGCCATGCTGAAATGTCAATGTATGAATGTTATGATGATAACTTCTTTGCAAGTGACTTCCACATTGATATGTTTACAGATGTATTTGACGAAGACTATGCAATAGACTGGGACAAAATAAATCGTGTAGGCTGGCCTATGGAATACTTAAAAGGTAGTTTACAACAATATCAAGGAATGGAAAAACGTGATATTATTTTATTTCCGCATAGAGTTGCTCCAGAAAAACAAGTTGATATTTTTCATGATTTAAAACAAGCACTACCGCAATACGAATTTATTGTATGTCAAGAACAGATGCTTACAAAAAATGATTATCATAATTTGTTAGGTGAAGCTAAACTTGTGTTCAGTGCTAACTTACAAGAAACATTAGGTATTAGTTGGTACGAAGGTGCAGTAGTAGACGCTATTCCTATGGTTCCTGACAGATTAAGCTATAGTGAAATGGCACTACCACAATTTAAGTATCCAAGTGAATGGACTACTTCTTATAAAGCATACTTACAACATAAAGACGAAATTATAAACCAAATTATAGAGTATATGGAAAATTATGATGATTACTTGCCTGTAATACGCAAGCAAGTAAATACACTTAACAAAGAATTTTTTAGTGGTGACGAACTTTATAGGGCAATATCAGATGGGTGATGACAGTTACACAATTACTATCGGTAAAGCTACTGGTGGACTTAGTTATGTAGAGCCTACTTACAATTTTGACGATTTAATTGCAGACAGCGGTACTATTACTATTGACACATCAACATATAGCATAAATGATTCGGTTATATCAAATGATTATATTACTATAACAGAACCAGAGGCTCACAATGTGTACGACATTAACGAAATAGAAGAAATGTGTAGCGAATATCCTGCATTAGCAAAAGCATACGAAAACTTTAGGACAATGTACGATATGGTATTACAAGATTATAAAGGTAAACAAAATGATTAAGAAACATTACTATAGCTGGACCGATGTAGAACGTATGTGCGTCAGTATTGTAAATCAAATGTATAAGGACAATTGGCGTCCTGATTACATTGTAGGTATTACAAGAGGTGGCAACGTACCTGCTACTATTATCAGTAACATGACTGGCATACGTTGTGAAGCACTTAAAGTAAGTCTACGAGACGATGCTAGTGAAAGCGAATCTAATTGCTGGATGGCTGAAGATGCATTTGGTTACAACGATGGTACAAAAGTAACAGCAGGTCCATTAGAAAAGAAAATTCTTATTGTTGATGATATTAACGATACAGGTGCAACATTTAATTGGATTACAAAAGACTGGCAAGCAAGTTGTTTGCCTGATGATCCTAAATGGAATCGTGTATGGGGTAATAATGTAAAATTTGCGACTCTTACAGATAATTTAGCAAGTGAATCAATTAATCCAATTGCATACACTTGTCACGAAGTAAATAAAGCTGAGGAGGACGTCTGGTTAGTTTATCCTTGGGAAAACGTAGGAGTATACTAATGGATAATATTGATAGAATGGATCTTTTTCCAGTACCTATTTTTGGTGCTGAATTTGATAAAGCTGAAGAATTAAGAAAATCTATGATGCCGGTATTAAAAGGCATCGAAGATAATGACGATAACCCTCATGTGTATAGTGCAAATGGTTATACTAACTACAATCCAACACAACAAATTATTGAACGTCCTGAGTTAAACGATTTACGTGAGTTTATTGGTGATGTTGGTTTAGAAGCAAATAAAACTATTGGATTAAGAAATAATTTAATGTTTACTGGCAGTTGGTTTAGTATTAATAGATTGTATAGCACACATATGCCACACAATCATATTCCAAGTACATGGAGCGGAGTATACTATGTACAAGCAGACGAAGAAGATGGAGTATTAAGTTTCATTGATCAAAATAAAGAAAGTAATTGGCCCTGGGCTAATGGCATTGAAACTAATGCATATTCAACTACACAATTTAGTATTAAGCCAAAAACAGGAAGGCTAATTATCTTTCCTGCATACTTACAACATATGGTCGGTGAACAAAAACAAGATACTGAAAGAGTAACAATTAGTTTTAATCTTTCAATAACAATGGACGAAATGAATGGATAAACCTTGGACTGATGTATTAATAGATACAAAAGATTTTACAGTCTATAAAGACGGCTATCCAGTTACAGAAGGACATGTTCTTTTTGTGCCGAGAGAAGAAAATTGGAAGTCTATGACGAAATGTTTCGAAGCCGCATACAAATGGGGTTACGATTGGGTTGAACGTGGTTATTGTGATGCGTTTAACATTGGACAAAATGTAGGAGAATCAGCAGGGCAAACTGTAATGTATCCACATGTCCATCTAATTCCCCGAAGAAACGGGGATATGGAAGACCCAAGAGGAGGAGTGCGACATGTTATTCCTAGTAAGGGCAATTATAGAAAGGAAGAGCAAGAATGAAGGTTGGTGATGTAATCATTAATGCGGCCAAGAAACAAGCAGAAGGCGAAGTTGCAGTTCATTTAGCTAACATAGAGGTTTATAAAACTATGCCTGCAGGTATTGGTGAACACTCAGATGTTACTGAAGCAGTAATAGCAGAGCTTGATAAATTAGCCGCGGCACAAGACCGTATCGATATGATTGAAAAATACTTTAATGGGTAGAACACTATTTTTAGGTGATAGTCATACATGCGGGTACGACACTCTACCAGGGTTTATAGGCCCTGGTAGCTTTAGCGTATGGCAAGAAAATAATTATGCAGAAATATATGCAAAGGAATACAATAAAAATGTTGTTGTGTATGCAATGCCTGGTAGTAACAATAGAGCATATTCAGACTGGCTAGGCAGTATGTTTAAAAAGTACGATGATATCGACGAAGTATTTGTACTACTAAGCAGTATGAATAGATTTATGTTAGGACACAATCAAAAACTATTAGCTGACACTGTTCCGATTGATCAGTTTACACACTTTGAAGGACAATCTGAAGACGGTCTTAGTGATAGGTATTTAGATGCAACTACTGTAGGTGATTACTTTCAACTATATCAAAAGCCAATTGAACAAGATTACAGTAACTTTCCTGGTATTGAATTTAGTTATGAAACTGGACTAACTAAGCCTGATTTGAGAGAGTCAACTTACATGGAAATTAAAACATTTTTTGAACTTAATACACACTTAGAACAACGTGACTTTTTTAAAGATGTATACACATGGGATAATATGTGTGCTGATAGAAACATTCCAGTATATCTTTTTCAAATGAGAGAAAGACTACAGTTTCCAAAAGATCTCGACTTTTACGGCAAGTTAAAAGCTACAACAGTAGCAGAAACTAGCGTAGAAACATACTTTAAGAAGAAGAATCTTAATCCTGATAAGTATCATACTGACGATGGCGAACATTATAACAAACAATTTCATCATTTAATTGCTACAAAATTTTTAAAACACTTGACAAAGACCTAAATATAGTATATAATAAACTATACAATGGAGTTAAAATATGAAATTAAGATATAGCGAAGCATTCTATTCTGTACAAGGTGAAGGTAAATTTGTAGGAGTACCTAGTGTGTTCTTACGTACCTTTGGTTGTAACTTCCGTTGCATGAACTTTGGCCTAGATAGAAGCGAGCCAATGCGTGATGTAAAACAAAAAACAGGTATTATACACAATCAAGAAGTACAAGGCTTATTAGATAGTGATATACATAACACTACTAAAGAGTTTAATGACTTACCAATTATACACACAGGATGTGATACATATGCAAGTATCTATCCTGAATTTAAAAAATTTAATAGACAAGCTACAGTTGAAGAAGTTGTAGAACATTTACTTTCACTTACTCCTAACGGTAAGTGGACACAAGATAACGGCCAAGACATACACTTAATTATGACAGGCGGCGAACCGTTGTTGGCGTGGCAACGATTGTACGTAGAACTATTTGAACATCCACGCATGCAGGATTTAAAAAATGTTACATTTGAAACAAACACTACACAAAACTTACACGATGATCTCTACAACTATCTCAACGACAACGACAGGATTACTGTCACATGGTCATGCTCCCCAAAACTTAGTGTTAGTGGAGAACCTTGGGATACTGCTATTAAACCTAAAGTTGCTCATGAGTACAGTCTTGTGGACGGCAGTGACTTGTATCTCAAGTTTGTTGTCGCTGATCGTACTGATATTGAAGAAGCTGGTAGAGCTGTTGACGCTTACCGCAAAGCAGGTGTGGAATGTCCTGTGTATCTTATGCCGTTGGGCGGCAGGAGCGAAGAATATAACCTCAATGTTCAAGAAGTCGCAAACATATGCATGGAAAAAGGATGGCGGTTTACACCCAGACTACACATCAGTCTCTTCGGAAACGCATGGGGTACATAAGAACAGTCAGTTGGAAAAGGCTATGAAGGCACCAATTGATCAAGACGCAATAAGGAAGGCAGGATGGTAAATATGAAATGGTTAGATAAACTAACAGGCAAGAAACAAAAAACTGAAGTAAAGCAAGAAAAAGAACTAACTTCAGAAGAACAACGCAGAGCTATTCTTGATAAAGAAAAAGAAGAAGCAACTGCTAAAGGCGAAGCGTGGGTTGCAGTACTAGATACACAAGTAAATCCAGAGAATATTCGAAACGGGTTCTTTGAGATCGATTGGAACAATCAATTTATTGAAGAATTACTTGATGTAGGTTATACCGGAGAAACAAACGAAGAAATTGTTGATCAATGGTTTAGAACTGTTGTATCACAAATGCTTGAAGAAGAAGGACACAGCACAACAGATAGAGGTGCTGGTTATGTTAATGTAGTTCCGCTTTCAAAAGGCAAAAGCGAAGTAAGTTAATGGTTGACAAATCGTATATAATCGTATATAATCGTATATATAAACAACAATAGGCAAACTAATGGCAACTTATATTCTAGTAGATACAGCTAACACATTTTTTCGTGCTAGGCATGTAGTACGTGGCGACATTGACACTAAGGTAGGTATGGCAATGCATATTACACTTAGCGGTGTTAAGAAAGCATGGCGTGACTTTAATGCTGATCATGTTGTGTTTTGTTTAGAAGGACGCAGTTGGCGCAAAGACTTTTATGAGCCTTACAAACGTAATAGACAAGTAGCACGTGATAAGATGACTGTAACTGAGTCAGAAGAAGACAAAGTGTTTTGGGAAATCTTTGACGAGTTTAAAGACTTTGTTACAGAGAAGACTAATTGCACTGTTATGCGACATCCGCAACTAGAAGCAGATGATCTTATTGCTGGTTGGGTACAAGCACATCCTAATGACAATCATGTTATTATTAGTACTGACGGTGACTTTGCACAACTAATTGCTCCTAATGTAAAGCAGTATAACGGCATACAAAACACTATCATTACACACGAAGGTTACTTTGATGATAAGAAACTAGAGCCAGTAATTGATAAGAAAACTAAAGAAGCTAAGCCTGCACCCGATCCTGCATTTATGTTGTTTGAGAAGTGTATGCGTGGCGACACTAGTGACAATGTGTTTAGTGCTTACCCTGGTGTACGCAAGAAAGGTACTAAGAACAAAGTAGGTCTTATTGAAGCATTTGCAGACAAGGACACTAAAGGCTACAACTGGAATAACATGATGCTACAGCGTTGGGTAGATCATGAAGGTGCAGAGCATCGTGTACTAGATGACTACAATCGTAATGTTGTACTGTGCGACTTATCTGCACAGCCCGGTAACATTAGAAGTATTATTAATGACGTTATAGAAGATAATATGACGCCTAAAGAAGTGACGCAAGTAGGCATGCGTCTTATGAAGTTTTGTGCTAAATGGGATATGCAACGTATTGCAGACCAGGCACAACAATTTGCAGAACCATTACAAGCGAGGTATCCACAGTGACAATAAAAGCAAAAGAAGTTTTAAAAGGTAAATTTTGGATTGTTGAAGAAAACGGCAACAAAGTAGGTACTCTTAGTGCGGCTGAAGAATGTTATACTTTTAGTTGTGCAACAGGTGTAGAAGTTTTTAGTAGTTTTACTCAGCTTAAAGAGAAATTAGGCAAAGTTAATTGGACTGCTGGAGATGCTCCTGTAGACGGAGAAAAAGATTGTCACGGTTATCCAACTAGCTGTATTCCGTATAATCCAATGTATGACGTTAAGAATAAACTACCATTGTTTACTAAAAGTAATAAAAGTAAAAGTTTATACTGTGGTGGATATTACTGTATTGAATTTGAAAAAGGTTGGGTTAAAAGTTTTTGTCCTAAATTAATTACTATTGAACGATATAACTATAGTGGACCTTTTAAGACAGATATTGAAATGCGAACGGAGTTAAGTCGTGTCAACAACCTCTGAGCCATTAAACACTAGTGCAATACAAAATTTTATTCAACAAGTAAAAAGTGCAGAAACTAGTAATGCACGAGAAGTAAAACTAACTATACAACAATCTAAAAATCTTGCATATACTTTAGGTATTGTAATGTCAAGATTACATGGCGATTTAGAAATGTTTGTTAAGCAAAATGCTTCTGCGCCAGACGAAGAAATAGAAGTACAGTTAGATGGTGGCACTAATTGGAAGTAAACTACTAACTTAATGGTCTAAAAGAGATAAATATATGCGTAGTTAATTAAAAGGAACGCATATGAGTAGACCAAAACCTACGATAATACTGGAACATATTAATAAAAAAACCTATCGTAGTGAGCAAGTTTTAGTAGCAGAAGCAATATGGTCAGTCTTTTACAAGAACGAACCATTCAATCTCAAAAGCTCTAACATGCTTACAAACTATCCAGGACCTAAATATAAAAAGGTTTCATTTTCTAATCCAGGACATGCACACAATCTAGCTAAAAAATTAAACGATATGTTTGATTGCGAAGACTTTGCTGTACATAAACTAACTTCGGGCGAAGTAGTAACCGAAGAATGAACTGGAAAGTTACATACACTAAAATTTTCTTAAAACAACTAAACATCGCTATTAGCGAAGCAACGTTGAAAGAATATATTCCTGTTTGGTGGCAAAATAATAGATCAAAAGAAACAGGCGGCCTAAGACTTACTGACGAAGGCATACGTGTATTAACTGACGATGTACAATTATCTACATACGATGTACCATTTCCTAAAGACTTTGAACTTACAACTAATACGATTATTTGGTTAGATCAATTCATTGACTGTCCTTGGTGGTTAGGTAGACACGGAATTGTTGTTACGGACGAAAGAAAAGCAGTCGAATTAAGTCTTTTTAGCGGAGATGTTCGTAAATACGGAATAACAAAAGCATTAAATAGGCAAAATAAAGGTTGACTTCTTGTACAAAGATGTTATTATATATGTATAGTTAGAAACTAGGCACTGATAACTTAACACAAGGAATGCAAATATGGAAAATTTAGTAGTACGTCAAGTTAGCCCAAATGGGGCAAAGAAAAGCATTAAACGAGCTTTTACAAAGAAACGTCCAATCTTTTTATGGGGACCTCCAGGTATTGGTAAGTCAGAAGTAATTGAACAAATTACTGATGAACTTGGAGATAGTAAACTAATTGATATTCGTTTATCACTATGGGATCCTACAGACATTAAAGGTATGCCGTATTATAGTGCAAACGATAATACAATGAAATGGGCACCGCCAGCAGAACTTCCTACAGAAGAAGAAGCGGCGAAATACAAATGGGTTGTAGTCTTTTTAGACGAAATGAACTCTGCGGCGCCAGCAGTACAAGCGGCGGCGTATCAGTTAATTCTTAATCGTCGAGTAGGACAGTATAAACTACCAGACAATGTATTACTTGTGGCGGCAGGTAATAGAGATGCTGACAAAGGTGTTACATATAGAATGCCTGCTCCGTTAGCAAACAGATTTGTTCACTTAGAACTTCGTGTTGATTTTGACGATTGGTTTCAGTGGGCAGTACAGAACAATGTACACAAAGACGTTGTAGGTTACTTAACTTTTGCTAAGAAAGACTTATACGACTTTGATCCGAAATCACCGAGTCGTGCTTTTGCAACACCTCGTTCATGGACGTTTGCGTCTGATTTGATCGAGGACGACGACGATGAGACTACTACTGATTTAATCAGTGGTACAGTTGGAGAAGGTTTGGCTGTCAAGTTCATGGCTCACCGCAAAGTAGCGGCGAGTATGCCTAATCCAACTGAAATACTAGCAGGGAAAGTAAAAGAGCTGAAAACTAAAGAAATCAGTGCCATGTATTCCTTAACAGTTTCACTCTGTTATGAGTTAAAAGAAGCATCAGACAAAGGCGATAAAAAGTTTGATGACAAAGTTAACAACTTCCTGCGATTTGCAATGGATAACTTCGAAACAGAATTAGTTGTAATGGGTATACGCCTTGCTATTACACAGTATCAACTTCCAATCGATCCAGACGAAGTTGAATGTTTTGATGAATTCCATGAGCGTTATGGAAAGTACATACAGGCCGCAAACGGTCAATAATGTATAAAGGTAGGGTGTTCTTTTGCACCCTACCTGTCCATTTAGGTTGACATATAGTGTAAAGATGCTATACTATATAAGTAATAAGGAGAACATGGCAATGACAATAGATACTAAAGGCTTTACACCAGTAGAACTTACAGACGAACAACTTGCCGAAATGCGAGAAGAAGTACACGATCGTGTAATTGTTGCTCGAGTAGGACTATTACTTAGACATCCATTCTTTGGTAATATGGCAACACGTATGGCAGTTAAATCATGTGATGATTGGTGCCCTACTGCCGCAACAGATGGCAAAAATCTTTACTACAATACACAATTTTTCAATATGCTTACAAACAAACAAATTGAATTTGTTATTGCACATGAAATATTGCATTGTGTATTTGATCATATTGTAAGACGTGAAGATAGAGACGGCCAAATATATAATATTGCATGTGACTACCTAGTTAATAACTGTCTTGTAAGAGATAAAATTGGCGAAGTTGTAACACAAATTAAAATCTTTCAAGATTTTAAATACGACAACTGGAGTTCAGAACAAGTATACGACGACATATTTGAAAAATATGACGATGAAGAACTTAAACAACTTGGAGAACTATTAGACGAACATATCGATTGGGAAAAGTCAGACGATAATGGTAAAGATAAAAAGGGCAATGCACCAGGTGCAACTGGAGATAAAAAAGGCAAAGGGCGACCTACATATACTAAAAAAGAATTAAAAAAGATACGTGATGAAATTAAAGAAAGTATGATTTCGTCTGCACAAGCCGCAGGAGCAGGCAACTTACCAGGTGAAGTAGCACGTATGATCAAAGATCTTACAGAACCTAAAATGAACTGGCGTGATCTTATTAGACAGCAAATACAAACAACTATACGTAATGACTTTACCTTTCAACGTACATCACGTAAGGGTTGGCATACAAATGCAATTATTCCAGGTATGAATTTTATGGAAACAATTGATATTTGTGTTGCTATAGATATGTCAGGATCAATTGGAGATATACAAGGTAGAGATTTCTTAAGCGAAATACAAGGTATTATGGAAGAGTATCCAGAATATAATATTAAAGTATGGTGCTTTGATACTAAGGTTTATAACGAGCAAGACTTTAGTCCTTCTACAGGCGAAGATTTACGTGACTACGAAATTATGGGCGGTGGCGGAACAGACTTTATGGCTAACTGGACTTACATGAAAGAACAGGACATTCAGCCTAAAAAGTTTATTATGTTTACAGATGGATATGCTTGGGATAGCTGGGGTGATCCAGACTACTGTGATACACTATTTGTGATACATTCTAATAGGGATAAGAGTCTTGAAAGTCCTTTTGGTGTATCTGTACACTACGATGAGGCGGCATAAGTGCTAAAAGAACCTAATCCTTTAAATATTTACAAATTAAGAACCTTACAAGTACCTCCACCGCATTTTGAATATTGTAGTATGCCAATGACATACAACTTAACAGAAGCAATGTCTACATGGGTACATGATAATCTTAAAGGTAGATATTACATAGGATCAACTATTGATCAAAACTATAAAACTGTTTTAAAAATAGGATTTGAAGAGCCAAAAGAATTAAGTTATTTCATGTTGGCGTGTCCACTTTTAAAGTACAAATAAATAAAGTACGCATATATATAATATAGGAGTTAAAATATGAGCGAAAAAACCGAAACTACAGAAGAAGTAAAAACTGAAACACCAGTTGCAGATGCGGCTACAGAAGGTCAAGCACCTGCAGATCTTTCTGTACAAGACTTACAAGCACTTAAAATGATTATTGATGTTGCTAGTTCGCGTGGTGCATTTAAGCCAAATGAAATGGTTCAAATTGGCCAAACTTATAATAAATTAGACGGATTTTTAGCGGCAGTTGCCGCTCAACAACCAAGTCCAGAAGGAGCATAATATGGCGGCAAATATAAAACACGTTGGTAGACTAAAGACCAACAATAGAAAAGCAATCGTAGCATTTAGAGTTATTCCAGAGGATCCTTTAAATTGTTTAGTAGTAATGACAGAAAGTCTCGAAGCAGGCGATCATGATGCATTAATTAGTCTAGTTGATAGTACAACTGGTCAAACAGAATACGAATTAGGTTCAGCAATGATGAGAACTAAACTACCAGATGGTTCTAATATGCTTGCACGATTTAGTGCAACTGGTAAGCTAATGAAGATGCCAACTAGTGAAATTGAAATGACACCAAACTTTCAATCTAGTGTAAATCTTGCAGAGCTTAATCAAATTATGGCAGATAATAAAGGCGTAACTGTAGCAGATCTTGCTGTTAAAGATCCAAATCAAACTACTACAGAAACTGCACCAGTAGCACCAGTAGCACCAGCAACTAATGTTGCTCCAGAGATGACTGCAATGGATGAAGCACTTAATACTGCAGAACAGCCAATGACTGACGAAGTGATGGCGGCTAGCTTAAGAAGCCAAGCTGATGCAATGTTTAAAGAGGCCAAGTCTCTACGCGAACAAGCTGAAGAACTTGTTCCGACTAAGCGTAAGACAAAGTCTAAAGAAAGTGCCTAAAGAAGGAAAGCTACACCCCGACCTAATTAAACATTGGCCAGAAATATTCAAAGACATAGATGTTAGATCAATTCCATTAGAGTATCTTAATGCAGTATATGTTACATTTGATGACGGTAAAGTATGGGCTATTGAATTAGATGAAAATGCTAATAAAGATGCTAAACCAGAAGATATTGAGTACGGATTAGAAGAATTATTAGATCAATACGAAGACGTCATTGAAAATGTTGATTTTAGAATAAACACTAAAAAAATTAAACATGATATGCAAAGAAGAACAAAACACTTCCTAAAGAAAGGAAAGTAATTCTTTACGAAAAGATAAATACTGTTAGTAATAGATTATCAGGAGTTACCAAATGAGTTTACGCATTAGAAGAGGTACAGACAGCCAGCGCCAAGGAATTACTCCGCTAGAAGGCGAGCTGATCTACGCAACAGACACCAAAAAGCTATATGTAGGAGATGGATCCACAGGTGGTGGTATTGTTGTTGATTCTTCTGCTGGCACATCAAATTTAAACGACTTAGCTAATGTTACAGCACCAAGTCCAAATGTTAACGATGTCATTAAATGGAACGGTTCTAATTGGATTACAGCGGCACAAAATGCGGCCGCAATACTTAATGATTTAACTAATGTTAATATATCTGGCATCAAAACTGGCGATTCATTATTATGGAACGGTACTGCATGGGTTAATGGCATGCCTAGTGGCGATGGTAGTAATATGAACATTAATGTTGTTGGTGATGACAGTTCAGTCATAGTTAACAGTTCTACTAGAACTATTAATGCACTAACTGTTACTGCTAACTTAGTAGGTGACCTGTTTTCTGAAGATGGTACAAGTAAAATTATTAGTAATGGTAGTACTGCAGGACAAGCTATATTTACAGGTGACTTAGAAGGTAACGTAAATGGTAGTGTGTTTACAACAAATAGTACAAGGATTATTGACGGCGACACTGCTAATATTGTTGGGCAAAGCATTACTGCAAATGCAGGATTTATTGGTGATGTAAATGGTGACTTAACTGGTACAATTAATGCAACAGGTGTATTAGATGGCGACTTAATTGGTAGTGTATTTGCAGACGATTCAAGCATTGTAATTGATTCTGTAGGTAAAAAAATATACGGTGATTTAATTGGTACAGTTGCAGGTGATGTAAATGGTGACTTAACTGGTCAAGTTGTAGGTAGTCTAACAGGTAATGTTGTAGGTAATTTAACAGGTAATAGTACAGGTACACACTTAGGTGATGTACAAGGTAGTGTATTTGCAGACGATAGTTCATTAGTAATCGACGGAGTATCTGGTAGCTTTGTAGGAGGAATTAATACTTCAGAAACTGCAAACTTTGAAGAAAATACACAAATGTTTAGAAATGTTCCTTCTAGTGGAACTAGAAAACAACTATCTGTATATTCAAATCAACACGGAGCGTTTTCTCAAACAGCTATGAATATCACCAACACTGGTGATACTGCTGTAGCAAACGAATTAGGCTTCTTTAAGGTACGTGGCCCAGCAGACGCATTTACAGCTACGCAAGCAAGTGATAGCTTAGGCGGTGTAAGTTGGTCTGCATATGATGGTTCAGCGGTACAAGTTGGTAATAGTATAAAGTCAGAGGTTGTAAGTATATCAGCAAACAACCTTGCGGCAAAGATGTGTTTTTATGTTAGAAACGGTTTAATTGCTACATATGTAAAGAAAGCAGAATTGTCAGAAACTGGTGTATTTAAAGTTGATACCGTAGACTCATTTACAGCTGATGCTGATTTAACTCTAAGTGCTAACGGCACTGGTAATGTTAAAATTGTAGGCGGTTTATTTGGTGACGTACAAAGTCTTAGTGGACCAGGTGCAATTAGTGTAACAACACTACACACGGAAATAACAACAACTGGTACAGATGCATACACATTAGCTAATGGTACAGCAGGTCAAATTAAAACAATCGCAATGATTGTTGATGGCGGTGATGGAACACTTACTCCGACTACACTTGCAAACGGATCAACAATTACATTTAACGATGCTAACGATAGTGTTACAATGATTTATGGTACTAATGGTTGGCAAGTACTTGCATTACAAGGTGCTATTGTAGCCTAAGTAAACAACTTACCAGAATTATAAAGTTCAAATATCTCAGGACCTTCTAGGTCAGTTGTAAACTGACAATTAAATCTGTAATCATCTGTATCGTTTACTGCATTGTGATATTCTTGTAGATTAAAAATTACAGGAAGATTATGACTGTAATCAACACTACACTGTAATTCAAATACAGCATTGTCATAGTCTGAGTAACTTCCTTCTATTAATTTAAAGAAATTAGTTGGTCCATATACGCTCATATCAAACGGATATATCGGAAAGTTTATTAGTGTAACTCTAGGCGGAAGCCCTTCTACTTTTCGATCAGTATGTATCTTACCATCTGTATAAGGTGTTTGTCCTAGTATTTCATATGAAACTGGTATATTAAAACGTTTGCCAACTTCGTCCATAAGTTTTGTAGGAATTAAGTTACGTGGACAGAACCAATTCCAATCATATTTTCCGTACTTATTATGTCTATAATTAGCACTTCTGATATAATCTTCAGCATTAGATAAAATATTATCTGCAAGTTTTTTGCGTGTTTCAGGTGTAAAATTTATACCTTCTACATACTTAAAATACGGCTCCATCTTTTATATCCTTTCTAATTTGTTGTGCAAAAATTATATGACTAAGTTTACCTGGATGTTTATCATCTGTTCCGTAGTCATGTAACTCCATTTTATGCTTTTTAGTATTTACAAATGTATAGCAACTTAAATAATCTAAATAGGTAATATTATTTTGTTTTGTATATAACCTAGCATAATCCTCGTACAAGTAAAAATCTTGTTCAGCATGATAATCTGAAAAATACTTTTTATATAATGTACTATCAGAATCTTTCCATACTCCGATATGTTTAAAGTTATTTTCGCCTTTTAACCAACAATATCGTGTTATTTCAGGCCATGCTACAATACAAACATCATCTTTTTCAAATTTAAAATGTCGCATTGCATGTATAATATAACGTCCACTACATCCTATTTCAGCACAATTTACAACTTCACAGTCTAATAATAGTCCTAATTCTTTTGGCCAATTAGTGCTACATGCTTCGCCAACAGTATTAGAACAACCAAATGCTACAATTCTATTTACGGCCAATATAATACATCCTTCTACCCATGTCTAATGCTACATTATCGCCTGTAGCAAACCATTCATCATATATACTAGTTGGTCCTTTAACATAAAGTTCTTGCTTTACTATTTTCCAATCGCAATAATAGGTATCTCCCATAATAGTATAATCATCTGGTGATCGTTGTTTAACATACTGTACTTTATCCATACTATCAAATTCTATATTAATAGTAATTGGTCCTATTTCGCTCATTCCCCAATTAGGTTGTACAATAGCCCCTTTACTTACAAAAGCTTCTATCATTTCCCAACTAACAGGATCGCTTCCGCCTAGTATACGCTTACCAGTAAGATCACAATCTTTAAATCCTTTTGTATTCATTAATGCAGTCATTTGGGCAGGCGCTAAAAATGTATGTGTATAATCTACAAAGTCTTTAAGGAAAGAATAAGGATTAAATTTAATTACAGTAAAATCTGCACCTATACTATAAGCAGGTAATGTTTGTGTTAATAACCCTCCTGCATGTGTCATACGAGTCACTGTAAGCACCTTAGAGCTTCGTACAAGCTGTTGTGCATCAATAGCAACATCAATGCAAGCCTGCAAGTTATCAGGCGTTCTAAGAACCATCTTAGGTTCACCTGTAGTACCACTACTGCTTATTTCTACACCGTTTTTAAGTATATGTGCATAATCTATCATTGTTCGTACCTTGCTAAACTATTGTTTATTTGATTATTTACACGTACAAAATTTGTACGTTTGTGTAACTGATCTATATGTTCTGCACCCACATATGTACATACACTTCTTAAACCACCTTGTATCTGCTTTATAACGCTTGTAATTGACCCTTTACAAGGTATTAACAAATCTCTACCTTCGTTAGGTCTATACTCTTGTTCTGTTGGCTTTGTACGATTATACATAGTTGTACTGCCTAATCCGTAAAAGTTTACATATTTTTTACCATCTATTTCTACAATATTGTCGCACTCTTCTGACTTAGAAACCATACCAGCTACCATAACCATTTTAGCACCAGCGCCGATTGCTTTGCAAACATCGCCAGCAGTGACACATCCTCCATCAGATATAATATTAACTCCAAATTTTTGTGCTTCTGTATAGCAATCTATAATAGCACTTAGTTGAGGTATACCGACACCAACTTCTGAACGTGTTCTACAAGCGGCTCCGCTACCAACACCTATTTTTACAAAAGTAGCACCTGCTTTAGCTAATCTTTCTATAGGACTTGCTGTTGCTACATTGCCAGCACATATTTGTATATGTGGAAATTTTTCTCTATATAGTTTTATTGTATCAATCATACCTTGCATATTAGCATATACATTTGCAATGTCAACATTAATAATTCCTATGTCAGGAAACTTAGTTACAACTGCTATTGTCTTTTCTATATCCCAAGACTGTACACCGCTTGTAATAGCTATAAACCGCTTGTCCTGCATAGTTTCTAACTCTGCTATATGTTGCTCCGCAGTATATTCTTTATGTATAAATGTAAACACTCGCATTGGTGTTAGTAGTTTAGCAATCTTATAAGTACCAGTGCTGAGCATATTTGAGACTACTACAGGTACCGCAGTAGTGTCTAACCAATCAATTTCTATATTAATTTTTTTGCGTGTAAGGGGATTATTGCTTATACAAGGCTCTATAAGTACATCACTAAAATCTAATTTAATATCGTTCATCTTGTTCTTTCAAGTAACATTTGATAACACGGATATACTTGCCATCCATCTTGTGCAGGTAATATATCATTTCTAAAAAATCTTTGTTTGTATCCTCCTGAAAACAATGCAAATTCTTTATCATGCATAAAAGGCGGAGAATACAACGTTCCACTTAACGGATTTTTTTTATTAATAGATCTACTTTGCTCACCTATATAAAGTCCACCTATTTTTAAAACACTATCTAATTTATTTCTATACTCAAGTAACTGTTCTTTAGGCCAACAATGTAGAAATCCAAAATCTAAAACAACATCAAATGTTTGATCAGTCCAAGTAGTTATTATTACATCTTGTTGTATAAAAGTTGCATCACATAATTTTTTTGCTTGCTTAATTGCTACAGCTGACGAATCTAACCCAATAACAGTATGTCCATTATCGACTAGGAATTTACTATTTCGACCTGAACCGCATCCTAAGTCTAATATATTAGACTTGGTAGGTATTTGTTCTAGTACTTCTTCTAATAAAGAAGACGGATCATAGCCCCAAGCCGCATTACCTCTTTCATACATTTCATCCCACATTGTAGTTCTCCTCTATTTTTTTTACTACAAAATTCCAACAAGGATATTTTCCATATCCGTTTTGAGGTGGCAATACATCATCTTCTAATAACTCAAATTTAAACTTAGAAAACGCATCTAAAATTTCTTTTGATTCTAACTGCGGCGGAACATATAAGTTACTAATTATAGGAGATTCCTTAACTAACCTTCCTGACTGATTACAGTATATGCCTCCGTTAGAAAGACTATTCCAAATATTACTTACATATAAACTTCTATATTCATATGGAACAAAATGAAATAAACCAAAATCAATTATTACATCAAACTTTTTATTAATCCAAGTATCGTTAATTAAATCTTTGCAATAAAAGTTGCACGACGATTCTTTTTTATTTGCTAGATCAATTGCACTTTGCGATATGTCAACTCCGGTAACACTATACTTTAACTGTTCTAAATATATAGAGTTTCTACCTTCGCCGCAACCTATATCAAGAACGTTGTAACCAGTAAAGTAAGTTATAAACTTATCTAAGATAGTAGCAGGTGTACTTCCCCAAGCAGGTGATCCCGAATTATATATATTATTCCAAAATTCAGGCATTTCTACTTCATACTTATTAAGGTTTTTGTTGACAGGATATTGATTAAACATTAAATTCCTTTTGTGCTTCTTCGTATGATAATGTTGTTGCCCAGCTACAAACAATTCTAGGAGTGTCACTGTTATTAATAATATTATGCGGTTTTGCAGTATTTACTAAAGTAGGAACTGTTAATATATGATCGTAATGTTTCTGCGAATCTTTTATATATGTAATATATTCATTAGAATACCAATCATTTAATACATTGCCAAACATAGCATGTACCTTGTTGACTGGAGTTCCACCAGTATAAAATCTTGTAATTGTATTAGCAGTATTACTAATTGGAATGTTTATTGCACTATTTCTCTGATTATCTATATGAACTGGCCACGACCCTCTAGTACTTTTCATAAATTTAAGGTACCTACTTAAACTTGGATATTTCTTTCTTAACAATGAAAGCTCAGCGTATTCATTTATATCGATAGGAAATTTATCAGTAAATTTTTGTAATGATCCTGGATCAGATGATTCGAGCCACTCTGGAGTTATTAATTTAGAAGCAATTTCTTGAAAAATAGATATGTTAAACACATCTGTAATTTCAGTTATATAAGTGTTCATATCATAATACTCCTTAACTGTTTATCATATAAACTGCATACTTTATTAAAAGCTTCTTCAAAACATAATTGAAATACTATCCTTGTTTCGTTGTCTTTTGTAAAATATACATTATGATAATATTCACCTGTATTTAATATTGCACCGTGGCCTTCATAATCTGCTTCACATAAAAACATTTTATTATCATTATAAAAATGTGTAACACCAGAATTTTCAGTCAGTGGAAAACTAACAACTGTTTGACGGGGTATATATGTGCCATCGAATTCGTTATGTCTATTCTTGTCTTTGTGTATTACACTATCAGATTCGTTTATTCTTAACATTTGACATGTGCAATTTAAACCTGTTGTATTAAATTTTTGTATGGTACTTGGAAATTTAAAGAAACTTATTTTATAACTTATATCTACAAATGCATCAGGAGCAGTAGCTATATCTAATAACTCTTGCTTTGTTTGGTTACTAATTGCATACGGTATAAGTTTATAATAAGGTTCCATACTCTACCTTTTTATCTTTATACTTTGACACTAATAAGTTAGTAATATTTCCAACTACAGTAGTAGGTGTTACACCGCCGCTTGAACTTGTTATAAAGACCTCGTCAGCAGAGTTGAACATAGACTGTGTTATAGGCATTCTTTTAAATGCAATATTATTTTCATTAGCAATGTCTTCAACTACACTCATAGTAATACCTTTTAAAACATTCTTATCTGCTGTATAGATTGAACCATCTTTAACAATACCCACATTAAATCCCGGTCCTTCTGTTACATGGCCATCTATATCAATAAGCACAGTAGTATCAAATCCAGCAGGTGTGTTACGCTGACTCAAAGTTAAATCAATCCAAGCCATGTTTTTATATTCTTGTCCGTAGTAATCATCATTAACTCTATTTGTATGTTTATCTAAATATAATCTCACTAACGGAGACTTTGCTATAGGATAACTTGGCTTTATATACATAGCAAAATTTACAGGACAATTTTCTAAATCTCTTGGATTACCACTAGGCGGAAATCCTCTCCAGATTAAAAACCATACAAATGCATTATCAATTGGATTGCGATTTGCTAGTTCTTTAATAACCTCTAGAGGATCAGTCCATTCAGGATCAGGTAATTTTAACCCGTATCGTTCTGCACTATTTTTAAATCTTTGCAAGTGTCTTTCATAACAAAATGCTTTGCCGTTATATACAGGCATAACATCATATGTAGCATCACAGTGAATGAAACCGAAGTCAAGAATACTTGGCCCAATTTCTCCTAGTGGCTTATATTCACCGTTTTTATATGCTATTAAATCTAATACGTTAGTCATCAAAATGTACCTTTTGTAGTTGAGGGTCGTCAGGCAATTTTTTCTTAAGTACTTTAAGACGATTGATACGCCACTCTAACAATTTAAAGTCAAGTACCCAAGGAAAAATTGCATGAACTAAACTTCCTATACAAACTAGTAATAGGAAAAAGAATTCGTTAATTGCAAGTCTAAAATGCCACCAATACCCTGCATTAGGTTTACCGGCCTTTGTCTTTGCTTCTTGCAAGTGTTTAAAATTATACCACATAATTACCTTTCAGCAAACTTCTACGCCTAGTGTATTCTTTAATATTTAATTTCCAGACGGTTTGTTCAGTATAGTATAACACTATTTCACTATGCTTGTCAAGTATTTTTTGTTTAGCTAGTAAGCCCATTAGTCTGTGATTCCTGGAAGATTTGCCGTTAGAGTGATCATGGTGTGTATTAGTAGTAATATATAACTGATCACTAGGGCACCATTCAATAAACTTAGGTATCATTTCTCTCTGTGTAATACTGTTCCAATCGCCTTTACCTAGTCCTTTAAATGTATCAGTCTGAGGTAATTCGCATCCCCTAAACATTATACGCCAAGCATTAGGTGAAACTTCTGGCAAAGGGTGGCAGCCTGCTACTGCTATTATTTTGTTATCTTTAATTGCACAAAAGTATTCGCCTTGTTCTTTACACCATAATAACTTCATTGTTTCTAAAGATTTGTTATTTTCATATTTTAATTCTAAACACTTATTACAAAACTGTTGAAGCATACTAAGATGTTTATCTTTTATTATTTCTATTTTCATTATTTTTGTTCAAAGTTATCTGTTATAATCTTAAACGAGTCTTCGTTTAATGCTACATTAGCTACTAACCAATAACTTGGTAGTGTAGATGTATTAAATAATGAATGTACTTTTGCAGTATCTAAAAAATATAGTTTTCCTTGTTGCCAGTTGAGAAGTTTATCTTCTAGAATAAAAGGACATTGATTTACTAACGGAGAAATAAGACGTACACTATTAAAATTACTACCTCTAAAGTCTCTATGCTTTGGAAAAAATCCTCCGGGATCTAGTTTAAGTATATGTGTACGAAATATATGAGCTTTGTATGGTCCTAAAAAATCTTGTATTTTCTCATTTTCTAAAAATGCAGGAGTCGGAACATTAAATTCTGACTCTTCAATAGTTGTATTATTTTCTATATTATACTGATGTAAACTATCAAGATCCGGAATACCTGTCATACCGCCATCATAACTAGTAAGACTAAGCCCCCATCTATTAAAATTATTTCTTGGGTTATACTTAACATAGGTAAAATTTTCTTCTGTCCATTTTATATACTTGTTTGCACCAAACTCATCTTTAGATTTAAGACTTATTTGATTACCATATTGTGTTAGTAAGGAATATAAATTGTGCATACTAATAATTATCACATATAGCAAAGTGTAGCAATAAAGGTGGATAACTACAGTATATGGACTTTAAACGATTATCAATAGAAAAATGGAACACTGACTATACTATTCAGTGGAGACCTCTTGACATGTGCAACTACGATTGTAGCTACTGTAGTCCTAGCAATCATTTAGCTATTAATAAAAAACAAATTCCAAAAGTAGATACTCTTATAGAAGCATCTATAAAACTACGCAATAGTATTCCTATTGATAAGGAAACAATGATTGTTATTACCGGTGGAGAACCTTTCTTAATACCTAATATTGACAAATGGTTAAAATATCTATCAGATAACAACTTTCATATTATGATGTTTACAAATGGTAGTATGCCTTTAAAAATGTACGAAAAATGTAGAGATACGTTTTCTTTTAAAAATTTAGAGATGAAAATAAGTTTTCATCCTGAAACTGCTGATATAAAACAAATTGTAAATCTTGCAGTTATGATTAAAGACTCTGGTGGTGATATTGAAATAAGAGCCATGCTTGTAAAAAGTCTTTTTCACAAAGTGAATGAGTTAGAACAACAACTACTAAAACATAATATTCCAACTGTAAAGTTACCGGTATTTCCTTTATACAATAAACAAACAAAAACATTTAATCAGCCATATGAATCAAGTAGATATTTAAAAGGGTATAAGCAATCCATAGGAAATGACGGATACTTTACTAACGAAGAACTTATACAACTAGATAACTTAAAAGATAATACACAAGATTATCTACCTGACGTTTTATTAGATGATAAACGTATGCCGTTGTCAAAGTTTATTGCAAGGGGTATGAATAAATTTCAAGGCTGGCAATGTGAAGTTGTAAAACGTAAATTACTTATAGAAGCAGATGGTAGAATGAAACACGGTGTATGCGGTAACGAAGGAGTTATTGGTAACATATTTACTGATGATGTTCCAATTTTCAAAGATACTACGACAACTTGTAAACAAGAACAATGTCATGTAGCAGAAGAAGTAATGATTACTAAATTTTACGCTTAGGTATTTTTGAATCAGCTGAACTTACACAACTTTTTGTAATACAAGTTTTAGGTGTCTTAAACAGCTCGAAACCTGTTTCTATGTTGCCTAGTGGTGCATCATGGCACGAATAGCTTCTTTTTACCGAACCGTCAGGCTCGCGTATTATAAGTCCGCTGTAACCGGCATTGCATGCCCATCCTTCAAAATTGTTAAAATTAAAGGCATTAAAGCGTTCTGCTTGGTCCATATAGTGCTTATTACCTTTAGAGTCTTTTAGTTCAACTTGCATATGCCAAGGTACACTAGCATCATTTTTACCATCTACATCATGTGGAATTTTAAAAGTTGGTTTAGGACGACCGGCCCACTTGCGTTTACTTTCTGTGTATGCACGTTGTGGCATACCGTTATATAACCGTTTTAGGTCCTCCGGTTTGTATCCATCAACCACCCTACTAGCAGTAGGGTCTGATTGCGGCTTGAGTGTAACGTTGATTCCTTGCTCGTGGAAGAACAGAGCGTTCTCCCAATCTCTTTCAAACCAGTCTGGAACCATAACCATATTGATTGTAACTTGTACATCGTGCTCCTGACAGAAGATTAGTTTATCTGCAAAGTCTTGCATCTTCTCAATACTATTTACGTGTTCTGTATGTAAACTTGCTGTAATACTTGCTCTATGGAAAGGCTTAACACGCTCTACATACTGTTCGTGCCACTTCATGTTACGTGACATGTTTGTTGTCATATGCACAGAGGTATAATTAGTGTTGCTAACATCATCAGCCAAATGTTGTAAGATGTCCAAGTATCCTGGATGGAATGTAGGCTCACCACCACTTAAACTAAAATGAAAACTATTAAACCCATTATCACGTGCTTGCCTCTTTATCTCATCAATAGTTGCTAAACACAATTCTGTAGGTCTATGGTCTTTTCTATCTGACCTAGCATAAGGCCAACAGTAGGAGCATTTGTAGTTGCAGAATCTTCCCAATAACCAACTGACTGTAAAGGTGTCACGATATAGCAAAGTACGCTGACCAACACTAACGATATCGTCAAAAGGTATCTTAGTAAAATCATAATTTGACCATTTTAAATCTTCATTCATAGTTTATTATAGCACCTTCTATTTAGTTAGTCAATGGTAGATATTTTCCGGTTTCTAATAATCCCACACAGTTACACTCGGGCATCCAAGTACGACAAGTCATTTCGTGTGTTGGTGCTTTATATTTTTTAACAAAGTCTCTAGCAAATATATTAGTATCAGGACCAACACGAGCAGTACAAGATAATCTGCCCATATCTCCGTTATAATCAATCTCAAGCCATTCTTGCGGTGCTAAACATTTATAGCCAGAAAATGTTCCTTCAAGAGAATTTTTTTGTGACACAGGAAAAAATCGTTCAACGCCGGTTTCTTTAGTTTCAATAGTATGCGGTGTTATCAATGTCCGACGCACAAGAGCTTCTGGTAGCTGTTCTATTAGAGGTGTTGAATTTCGATCTTTCTTAGCAACATATTCACTAACTAAATTATTTACTATGTCGTGTTGCTCCTGTGTTAAAGGAGTAAATGCATCATTTCTTGATGTGCGCCTAAGTGTATTAATTACTACATTACAAAGACCGTACTCTGGTGCAGTTGTAAACATTAAAGATTTATATTTTGCAATCGCATCATCAAAATTTTGAGATCCTAGCATTACACTAAATGTTACAGTGCGACATTTTCCGTTAACTGCTTTTAGTAAATCAATATTATGTTGGATATCGGATTCAGGATGTACTGAAACAATAAGCCGATGCACATACTGTATATTTTTTTCCCACCAAGCAATAGGTCTTGTTCCGTTTGTAACTACACCTACGTAACTATTATCATCTGCATTTGCCATAACTGATAATAGTTTTCCAAAACCTTTTTGTGCAGTAGGCTCTCCTCCTGTAAGGTTCCATCGTATTTGCCTATTAGGGTCTCCCTTTCGTACTTCTTTTACTAAATGAGTAATATTTTTTATAAGTGTATCATCTACTACAGGCGGTCGATGCGTTCCTAAATTAGCATGATCAAAACAATATGCACATTTAAAATTACACCAATTGCCCATCATCCATGAAATACATATGTGTGCATTTGTAACTCTTAAAACTTTATTGCCGTTATATTTCACTGTGCATATTCCTTTGCTAGATTATACATTTCTAAGTTTACATCTTCAAAACTACAACCTTGATAGGAATCTAAAATAGTTACTGATTTTAAAAAACTAGTTAATTCGTTATCAGTTTGTATATCTGCTAGTAAAGACTTATTAAACATCCGTTCTCTTTTTGAATTTCCATCTAACATCCATTTTTTTCTTTCTTCAATAGGAAGTTGATACACTGACAAATAATTAGGATGTTCAAGAAAATTAAAGTACACTTCTATATTATGGTCATTTGCAAAATGTAAAAACTCTTTAGCGTGATTTACATTTTGGATTGATACTGTATTATTAATATTTAATGTAACTGGAGTGTCTTTCCATTTTAAAATAGTATTATAGATTTGATCCCAAACTACTCCCCATCTAATAACACTAGCTAAGTCACCTATTGCATCTAAGCTCAAAGTAATTGATACTCTTGGAAATGATAACAATGTTTCTAATGTTTTGTCTTTAGGCCATACACTTGCGTTTGTAAAAATATTTAAATCTAATTCATCTTTATCTTCTACTTCATCATATAATTTTTCTATAAACCAGTCTATATTTTTTGAATAAAACGGCTCGCCACCTAAAACTTTAACTTTACGCATTTTAGAAAAATCAGTATTAGTAATTACTTTTTTAAACTGTTCTGCAAATTCCTTTGGTGTTTTTCTATAAACCTTTCCATGAGTTTGAATCCGTTGTTTTGCAAATGCATTTAGTACAGGTTTTGCCGATACCCATTTACTGCTTGCATCAGTACCACAAGACCTACACATCATATTACATGTATAATCTAAAGCAATTTCCATGTCCTGTATGTATCCAGGATGTATTCGTGTTTTTTGATAAAAGTCTTCTGAATAGGTTCTTCTACTTTCTTGGTTAGTTGCTTCTTTCTTCCAACACGAAGCACAAGCAACTGAATCAATATTATTTTCAATATCAAATTTTATTTTTTCATAAGGACTATTGTTATGCAATTTATCTAACGTATCTACATCAAATATAGTAGGCAATGGATTATCGCTATCTCTCTGATACTTGCAACAAGGCCAAAGCTCTCCCTTTGGATCAACTACTGATACTCCTACTTTACTATGTACACATGATCTTATCATTTTATGTTATTTTGCTCCATAGCCCAATTTCTTTCTTCACACCAATAACACACTCCGCAAGTTACTGAAATATCATCTCCTCGTTCATAGGAAAATTCTTTAATAATTTTATCGTCAACTTGATCTTCAAATACTTCTATACTACCTTCGCAAGACCTTGTTAAGTTAAATAAATCCATTATATCATGATCAATATACTGTTTTACTACCCAATCTTTTGACATGTATATAAATGGCTGAGATTCAATATTTTTATAATGAACAAATTGAAACGGATCTATTTCTTCTCTATTTCTATTTTTATATTCACCGGCTCTTGAAGCATAAGGATAATGACTAGTAGTTGCATTATAGTGCATATCAATATATAATGTCTCTACAAGATATTTTCTGTATTCATCTATTTCAACATATTCTGCTGTTCTTTCTTCACCTGCTAAACTATATTCTTCATATTTTTCTGGAATGAAATTTCTATGTAATATTACTGTTGAATGAAAATTATTAGTATAATAATTTGTTAGCCAATCTATAACTCTATCAGAAACATCAAGTTGCCAAGGCTTAGTCTTCCAACATCTAACATGATTAATTATATGTACTTCACAATGTTGATTTCGTTTTTTTAGTTCAGTCATTAATAGATAAGCTAGTAATGCACTATCAGCACCGCCGCTTAGATCAATAGAAACTCTAGTAACCCAATCATCTAATACAATTGGTAATCCACCTACGTTAAAAAAGTTTCCTGCACTGCTTTTTAAAAATGCGTTATTAATATCTTTTATATCGTGTGTATAAATCATTTAAACCTCCTAAATGCCCAGTATCTTTCTATACAAGGAAAACAATTATTTTCACAATGGCTGTGTTCATCTAATGTTGTATATGTCTCGTCTGTGTAGTCTGCACAAGAAATTGTAAACGGGAATAAACTTTCCATTAAATCTAATTTTTCGTATTCGTTAGCTACGGCCTTTTTGGTACATTCACTAAAAGGACTATTACATAATAAATCTGTAGTGTTATTAACTATACTAATAGGATCTGTATTTAACTCTATATCTCTTTTACTATCTCTTTTTTCTATATGATAAAATCCTTTTGTTATATCTTTGTAATGATTAACTGAAGGATAATTATATTCCATACTATCGTATTTTTCATAATTCCATCGCATTAAACTTTTAGAAAGTTTTTCTAATGGTGGATTAATTGTCATTCCCGTATATACTATGTCTAATTTATTTTGTTTATGAAAATTTAAAACAGCATTATTTAATAGTTGTTCGTATTCTGAATGTGGGCCTTCAACAAAGATATGTTGTGTAGGAGATACACCTGTTAAAACTTTTACTATTAATGCAATACGATTTGCATTGTCTCTATAAAATGGCTTTTTATCAGATACTAATGTAATTGGAAATATATTAGTATTTGTACCTTTATAAAATTCACATATCTTATAATAAAGTAAACTACTATCAGTCCCGCCTGATAATTTTACAGCAACATTTTTAAAATTTTTGTTAAAATAATACGTTGGAGTTTTCATATATGTGTGTCCCCTTGTAGTTCTTTACATTTCATTACACATAATTTATAGTCCTGCATTTGACTATCAATATGATTCCACCAGTTACCATTTATAATATTATCTAAATTGTTATCGTATAAATTATGTAGTTTAGGATCTATGTTAGAATTACTGTCCCATAGTTTAATTAATTCAGTAGGGTTACCCATCCAACAGCAAGGAGTTACGTATCCTTTGGCGCTAATATATATGTTGCCGTGCTCTTCGTGAAATGCTGTATTTTTTGATTTAAGTTTAGCAGGACACTTAACACAAGATAATGTTTCTCCTTTATCTCTAAGTTTTTTAACAGACTTACCGTCCATCTTGTCACCATCGGTTGTATCATGCCACTTAGGAACTTTAACTTTTTTAACAATGTTTACTTCTTTTTGCCCTGGTATATCTAATCTATTAGACTGTAATAACTTTAATCCTTTAAATCCTTCACTGTCTAATCGTTGTTTTACTTCGTCTAATTGATGCTTGTTATGGTCAAACACAATAAATTGCCAAAATGCTTTTCCGCCAGCTTTTATAAATGCTCTAAAATTTGCTTGTAGCTTTTCCCAATTAACATTTTTTCTATATATATGATTTGTATCTTCTAATCCATCAATACCAAAAATTACATTAATTCTACTATTGGCACTTAGCTCTCCTAATTCTTGCCAAAATGCTTCATTTCTAGTTCCGCCATTGGTTGCGATGCCAATATTAGTATTTGGATTGCATATAGTTTGAAACCATTTAGTTATTTCAATCATTTCAGGATTAATTGTAGGCTCATCAACATTACCGCAGTAGTGTATAAACCGTAAATTATCCCAGTCATAAGGTCCAAACCAGTCTTTTACATTTTGTAAAGTAATATGATTATTATTAAGATTATTAGTTGCACGTTTAGTCCATTTATCATATTGCGAGATTAATTCTGCTCTATCACATTGAGGACAGAAAGCATTACAATAATTTGTAAGCTCTATCTGTATTCTTCCTACTTGTGTAGTATCAAACCAATTCATACCTTATGTACCATAATATCTTTTTGAATGCCGCAATCAATACCGTCATTCTCTAATGTTAATCTAATCTTTTTATCAACTACAACATCTCCTCT